CAAAGCCGTGACCGGGATGATCGGCTACTTGCTGAACACCGCCTGCGCAGTGTTCTTCATCTGGAGGGCGTCAGAGGCGAATGACCGGGGCGCGATGTTCCTCCTATTCGCCGCCGCCTTCATGATCATCCACGCGCACGGGTCCCGGATCCACGCAGCGATCAAGGACAAGAACGACAACTAGCGGCGAAGGAGCCAGTCATGTGCGAAGCGGAACGCCAGCTACGAAAAGCCCTCCACGAGTTGGATGTGCAACGCGGGAACGGCGTCATCGACCTTCCCAAACTCAGGGGCATCCTCGCCGCGGGCTGCGACTGCGAAAAAGTTGGGCCATAGTACACCCAAAACACGTAACTTCGACCAAGATTTGGTAAGATGAGGTATGGCTCAGACGTGCGGGAACTGCCCCAAAACCACCGGCGACGGCATGCACCTCTGCACCGACTGCGCCAACCACCTCGAACGGGACCTGGCCGAAGTGGACTCGACCATCGAGGACCTGTGGGTGTCCTCCGCAAGGATGGACGTCGGCTCCGGCACCGTAGGCACATCCGGGCACGCGACACCCTCAGAGCCGGCCAACCTCCACGCCATGGACACCGGCCGGACCCTCTCCGCAGTCCTCACCGGCTGGGCCCAGGCCCTCGGACACACCGAACCACACCCCGTGAAGGCCTCCGCCATACTGTTCGCACAGATCCGCGAAGTACGGCGGCAGGACTGGGCGCCGGTGCTCAAGCAGGAACTCAGGGACGCTCTCAACGACTGCCGGAGGGCCATGGACCGGGCCGCCAACAAAGTGTTCGCCGGGATCTGCCCCACCATAGTCGAGGGGCAGGAATGCGGGACACCCGTCTACGCCCGCCAAGGATCCGGGGAAGGCCGCTGCAAGACCTGCGGAACCACGTGGGACGTCCAGGAGGGGCGGGCCCGGGCACTCGAAGCCGCCGGCCACCACGAAGGCACCCCAGCTGAGGTCTCCCGGATGCTCTCCGACCCAGTCAACGGGCATGCACTCCCCCAAGGAACCATCAGGCAGTGGATCAACCGGGGCAAGTTGGCACCCATCGGCACGAACCGGCTCGGCCGCCCGGTCTACCAAGTCCGCAAGGTCCGAAACCTCTGGATGCGGTCCACCAGCTACGGGAAAGCGCTCGTTGCGTAACTTTTGGGAACTACTTCCAATATCGCCCAATGTAACGTACCCTGTAAACAGACTGCGATAAGTGGCTGAGACCCCACGTAAGCAGCAGGAGCCCCGCGAGAATCCCCCAGCGACCGCGGGGCTCCGCCACAACTTCCGAGCAACGGCGGATAGACCGTAGCGCATAAGTGAACAGCCTGCCGGACATGAACGGCGGGAGGGTGAAGCGCAACTTGGAACTCGGTGCCTTACGGGCCTTCGAAGAGTTCCGCGCCTCTCCCCAAGGGAAGCTAGCTCAACAGCAGAGCAGCCGTCAGCACGAGACGGAAGACGAGGGTGCAAATCCCGGCTATCCCACTGAGTGAAAGCACCCCGAGCCAGTGACGCACAGACGCACATAGCGGGTTAGCCAGTAGCTCCACCCATTACAGGAGGACCACATGGACTTCACCAAGGCCATCGAGATCATCGTGGAAGCCATAACCGGAGTGCGGGATGAAACCCAAGAGGACTACGCACTCGCAGGGCCCAAGAAGTAACCAGCACGGAGAGGCGGTGAGCGCATTGTGCCAGCGGCCAAGACCTACACCCAGCAGCAGAAAGACGAAGCGCTCGCCCTCTACGAAACCCACGGCCCCACCGCTGTAGAGAAGCAACTCGGCATCCCCAAGAACACCGTCGCCGGATGGGCACGGAAGACCGGTACGCGAACGGTACGCCCTGAACGTACGCGGGCGGCTGTGGAGGCGAAGGTCGCGGACGGGAAGCTCCGGAGGGCGTCGATCGTCCAGCGGCTGTATGCGAGGACTGAGAAGATCCTGGACCGGCTCGAGGCTGACACGTACACGTGGACGGCGACGACCAAAGAGGGCACTGAGACGGTCGAGGACATTGAGCCGCCGGCCGCCGATGAACGCTCGCACGCGACGGCGATCGCGATCTATCTGGATAAGGCGACGAAGCTTGAAGATTATGACCGTACCGGTGATGAGTCGGGCGCGGCCGTGGATAAGTGGTTGGCTCACATGATGGGCGGGGACAGTGGAAGCTAAGCCGCTACAGGGTAAAGCCCTGGCCGCGTTGGCTCACCCGTCGACGTCGATCGAAGCGTATGAGGGTGCGGTGCGGTCCGGGAAGACCTTCACGTCCCTGCTGGATTGGGTGCGGTTCGTCCGGCGCGGCCCCGAGGGTGCGCTCGCCATGTGCGGGCGGACCGAACGGACCGTGATCAACAACCTCCTCCTCCCGCTGCAGGAGATGTTCGGCCGGGAACGGGTCAAGATCAACTACGGCACCGGCACCGCGACCATCGTCGGGCGCGAGGTCCACATCTACGGGGCGAACAACGAAGCCGCGAGGACGAAGATCCAGGGCCTGACCCTGGCCGGCGCGTACCTCGATGAGGCCGAGACGGTCCCGGAGTCGTTCTTCAAGATGCTCTACACCCGTTTGTCGGTCCCGGGCGCTAAGCTCTGGCTGACGTCCAACCCGGGCGGGCCGGTGCACTGGCTCAAAACCGACTGGCTCGACAAGGCCGCGCTGTGGATCGACGGGGCCGGCACTCTCCGTCGCAACCCCTCACCGGACGCGCTCGAACTGCACCGGTACACGTTCCTCATGGACGATAACCAGTCACTCACCCCGGAGTATGTGGCACGGCAGAAGAAGGCCTACACGGGACTGTTCTACCGCCGCTACATATTGGCCGAGTGGGTGGCCGCCGACGGGGCCGTGTTCGACTCCTGGGACCACGAGAACCACGTCATCAAACACGACGCGCTCCCGCCCATGCGGCAGGTCCTCGGCGTCGGCATCGACTACGGCACCACCAACGCCACCAGTGCGATCATGCTCGGGCTCGGCACTGACGGGGTCCTGTACGCCCTCGACGAATGGCGGTACGACTCCCGCCAAGCCGAGATCCGCCTCACCGACGGGCAACTCGCCACCGCGCTCAAGGCATGGCTCGGACGCGCCGCCAGCGAGGGCATGAACCCCGAATGGTTGATCGTTGACCCCGCCGCCGCATCGTTCAAGGTCCAGTTGGATCAGGACGGGCTCCGGAACGTCATCAACGGCGACAACGAGGTCCTCTACGGCATCCGGACCGTCTCCTCACTGCTGAACGCGGGCAAACTCAAGGTCTCCGAACGCTGCACGGGCCTGATCAACGAACTCCCCGGCTACTCATGGGACAACAAGGCGACCGAGAAGGGCGAAGACAAGCCCCTCAAGGTCGCCGACCACTCCATCGACGCGTTCCGGTACGCGGTCGCGACCACCGAAACGAACTGGCGCCCCTACGTGGACCTCGCCGCATAACCCTAGAAGGAGGCCATCTTGGCACTGCCCGACAACGGCACAGCATGGCCGCCGAAAGAGCTCGACCTGATCCTGCCCAAACTGCGCGAATACAGCGCCTGGTACTCGAACGCAACAGGCGACCTCGCGGACATCTACACCAAGGGCACCCGTTCCAGCACGGGTGTGCTTCAACGTCTGCGGACGTGGTTCCTTGGGCGCAAGACGGACGGGCAGACCGAGACCAGTTCGATCCACGTGTCGCTGGCTCAGGAGATCTGCCGGACCAGCGCTAACCTGCTCTATTCGGAGCCGGCGCAGGCGACCGTCGCGCCGCTCACTGAGGGTGCGAACGTCGATGAGGTGCAGGCCCGTCTTGACCTGATCGCTGGCCCGGACTTCGAGCAGCTGTCCATCTCCTCGGCGGAGATCAGCGCGGCCTTGGGCGGCGTGTACAAGCGAGTCACCTGGGATCTGGCCACCGCCGACCACGTGTTCATCACGAAGGTCGATGCGGACATGGCGTGGCCGGAGTTCCGCTGGGGCCGCCTGGTCGCGGTCACGTTCTGGCGGACCGTAGCGACGTCGAACACCACGGTCTGGCGGCATCTGGAACGCCACGAACTCGATGCACTCGGTGTCGGGGTGATCTTCCACGGCCTGTACATGGGCACGGCGGATAACCTCGGCCAGATCCACCCGTTGCAGGACCGCCCCGAAACGGCCGGCCTCGCGGAGGTGGTGGACGCGGACGCGAAGGTCTCCACCCTGACCCCGGGACTCGGTGTGGTGTACGCACCGAACATCCTCCCGTCGTCCATGTGGCGGAATGACCCGCTCGGCGCCAACCTCGGCCGCTCCGACCTTGAAGGTATTGAGCAGAAGCTCGACGCCCTAGACGAACTGTATTCGGCTTGGCTGCGGGACGTCCGTCTCGGTAAGGGCCGCCTGATCGTGGGCGACTCCATGCTGCGGGACCTCGGCGCCGGCCTCGGTGCGGGGTTCGACCTGGACCAAAGCATCTTCACCCCCGTCAAGGCCGCACCATCCTCGGCCTCATCGGAGAAGATGGCGATCGAAGCGGTGCAGTTCCAGATCCGGACCGAGGATTTCCTCAAGGCGATCGACCACTTCCGCCGCATCATCCTCGCTGCCGCCGGCTACTCGCCATCCACGTTCGGTCTGACCGATGACGGATCTACAATGACAGCGACAGAGGTAGCGGCCCGGCAGTCACTCTCGTTCACGACCCGGAAGCGGAAAGTGCTCGGGGTGAAGCCCGCCGATGAGGCGATCCTCACCAAGGCCCTCGCCGTGGACGCGGCCGTGTNCCCCGGAAAAGGCNCCCAGCCACTGAAGGTCACAGTCGAGTTCCCGGACGGGGTCCAGGACGACCCCAAGGCAGTGTCCGAACAGAACCAGCTCGACTACAACTCCCAGTCCGCTTCCATCGAGGAACGGGTCCGGAAGAGGAATCCTGACTGGGACGACGCCAAGGTGGAGGAAGAGGTCGCCGCGATCAAGGACGAGTTCGGTGTCGGTCAGGAATTGACCGACCCGGCCACGTTCGGCGAAGACGGGGCAGGGATCGTCCCCACTGTTTCCCCAACGTTCGGAGGGTAGGCTACGCGCATGGCGATCCGTCCCGATGACGCAGCCGTCTTGGCTAAGGGCATCCGCGAGATCTTCACGGAGTCCGAGGCCATCCTGCTGGAAAAGATCGCCGCCGCCCTCGCCAAAGGCATGGACCGCCCGGACTGGGCAGAGCAGAAGCTCCTGAACATCCAGGCGGNCCGCCGGCAAATCGACCAGATCCTGGAAGATCTCTCCGAGAACGTTCCCGGGGCTGTTGAGCGGGCCGTGAACCTCGCCTACAACCGCGGCATAGCCACCGCAGGTGGCGAGCTTACGGCCGCGGGCCTGCAGCACGCAGCGTTCGCTGAAGTCCAGCCAACGGGCGCCGTGGCGGCCATCATCTCTGACACGCTGGCCCGGACCGAGCCTATGATCTTCCAAATACGCCGGGCGACGTCGGATATCTACCAGCAGGTCACGACGCAGACAGCCTCACAGGTCGCATCGGGTGTGCAGACCCGGCAGGAAGCGTCACGGGCACTTCTGACCCGGCTCACGAAGAACGGCATCACCGGATTCCGGGACACCGCCGGACGTCAGTGGGAGATGGGAGCATACGCCGAGATGGCCGTGCGGACCGCATCGTCCCAGGCAATGCTGCAAGGCCACACCGACCGGGTCACCGAACTGGGCATCGATACGGTCATCGTGTCCAACGCTCCCGAGGAGTGCGAGATCTGCCGGCCCATGGAGGGGAAGGTCCTCAGCCTGTCAGGCCGGACCGAGGGGAAACTCACGGACGGGGTGAGTGTGTACATGTCCCTCCGGGAAGCGAAGTCCAAGGGCCTCTATCACCCGAACTGCAGGCATTCGCACTCCATCTACCTGCCCGGCATCACTAAGCCGATGAAGGACACCGCAGACCCGGAGGGTGACAAGCTCCGGGAGGCGCAGCGCGGCTACGAGCGCAGCATCCGGGAGATCAAGCGCAAGGTCATCGTCGCCAAACAGATCGGCGGCGAGAGGGACCCGGTGTACCTGAAAGAGAAGGCCAAACTAGCGTCTCTGAACTCGGAGTTCAAGGCGTGGCGGGAAGCGAACGACCGCAAGGATCTCGCCTACCGGACGAACCTCAAGGCCCGCTAGACAACCACATACCCGAAACCATTCAAGCCACTGCCCACGCGGTGGCTTTTTCTATGCCACTTGGAGGGCAGATGAACAAGCGCACCATCCACGGAATCGACCTCACCGCCCCGGGCGGGCTTGAAGCCCTGTTCGCCTACCGCCGCGCCCAGTTCGGCGACGCAGTCATGGAAGCTGGCGCCGGAGACGGTGATAGCGGAGCCGCTGACGGGGCAGGAGACGCCGATAAGGGCGCCGCTGACGCTGGAGCCACCGACGCCAAAGACAAGGCCGCTGACGCTAAGACGGACCTGTGGGACGACCCGGCCAAGGCCAAGGCCGAGATCGAACGCCTCCGCGCCGAGAACGGCAAGGACCGCACCACGGCCAAGACCAAGGCCGCTGATGATGCCCGCAACGAAATCACGCAGACCCTCGGCAAAGCCCTCGGCCTCATCAAGGACGGCGACGACAAGCCCGACCCGGCCAAGCTCGCCCAACAGATCACCGAAACCGCTGCCACGGCACGGCAGGCCCAGACCGAGCTGGCCGTGTACAAAGCTGCAGCAAAAGCCGGCGCCGACGCTGATGCCCTCCTAGATTCCCGCGCCTTCCTGGCGAAGATCGCGGACCTCGACCCTTCTAAGACCGCCGACATTGACAAGGCGATCAAGGACGCGGTCACGAACAACCCCAAACTCAAGACGGTCCAGGCGGCCGGCACGAGTGGCGCGAACTTCACCGGCGGGTCCGGGGAAGGCGCAAAGAAACCCACCACCCTCGCCGGTGCCGTAGCCAACCACTACCGCACCTAAACCGCTTAGGAGAACACCATGGCAATTACCCTTGCCGAAGCCAAACTCAACGCGACGACCGACCTTGACCTGTCCGTCATCGACGAGTTCCGCACCAACCCGATCCTCGACCTCATCACCTTCGATGACGCCGTGAACCCCGCCGGTGGCGGCGCGACGATGACCTACGGTTACCGGCGCCTGCTGACCGCACCGACCGCCGCGACCCGTGCGATCAACTCCGAGTACTCCCCGCAGAACGTCACCACGGAACAGAAGACCGTGAACCTCGGCGTCCTCGGTGGGTCCTTCGACGTTGACCGTGTCGTGGCCAAGATCGGCCCGGCCGCTTCCGGTGCCGTGGCGCTGAACATGTCCCAGAAGATCAAGGCCACCCAGGCCCTGTTTGGGGACCTCGTCATCAACGGTGACGTTGCGACCGACGCGAACGGCTTTGACGGCCTCGCCAAGGCCCTCGTGGGCACCTCCACGGAGGACACGGCCGTGCACGACTGGACGGGCACCCTCGACCAGGCCAAGGCGTTCCTGATCCTGACGGACGTCGACAACCTGCTGTCCCTGCTGGATGGTCAGGCGGGCGGCCTGATCGGTAACCGCAAGGTCCTGTCCCTGATCAAGGCGGCCAGCCGTTTCGCCAACCAGTACGTCGAGCACGTCGGCCCGCGCAACACGGCCCTGGTGTCCTACTCGGGTGCGACGCTGATCGACGCCGGGCTCAAGGCCGGTTCCGCGACTGACGTCATCCCGGTGAACGTGACCGACCCGGACACCACGGGCCCTCTCGTGGCCGGTTCAACCGCACTGTACGCGGTGCGTTTCGGTCTGGACGGCTTCCACGGCGTGTCCACTGCCGGCGGTTCGCTCGTCAGCACGTGGCTGCCTGACTTCTCCACCCCGGGTGCGGTGAAGAAGGGCGAGGTTGAACTCGGCCCGGTCGCCGTCGCTCTCAAAGCAACAAAAGCGGCCGCTGTGGCAAAGAACATCAAGGTACAGTAGCCGACTTTGTGCGGGCGCCTGTCATGGGCGCCCGCACAACCCCCAACTGTTAGG